ATCGTTTGCGGTTGGGGACATGGTGGTTGTTTGTATTGCTTCAGACAACAACGGAGCAAGCGGCGCTGATTCAGTTTTATCGGTAACTGATAGCCAGTCGCATACCTACACTCTTCGCGCTTCACAAAATAACGACCCTGGTGCTGCTGCTGCTGGCGCAAGCGTCAACATCTATACGACAATAGTTGCTACGGCAATGACAACGGCTGACGTTGTTACCGCAAACTTTTCACCTAACACATCATCTAAGGCGATGGTCATTTGGGAAGTTGCCCCTGGTTCTGGTGAAACCCCAACGTATGTGAGCAACGGTGGGACCACAAACAACAGCAGCAACCCTGCTCTCACATCTTCTTCTATCGCTTCTGGTGATGCTGTTATTTATGCTCTTGCAGCAGAAACAGCCGCAACTCTAACTGGTGACTCGGACACCACAAGAGGTTCATGGTCGGCCCTTCACACCTCGCTGGCCAACACTGGAACCAACGGAACTTCAATGCGTGTCGGTTCACAATACAAGGTGGTAAATGCTGCTGGTACGCAGGCTTGGGGGACAACCCTCAACTCATCTGACTGGGCTATCTCGTACATTATTTTGAATCCAGCACTAGCAGCAGCAACTATTTCACGTACTGCTACTGGCTCTGGAGCAGGTACAGAAACTGCAACTGGAAGAAACATATTTTCCAAGAGAACCGCTACTGGCTCTGGAGCAGGTACACAAACTGCCAACGGGGGGAGGTTCGCACCTAAGTCGTTTCTTCATGTTCAGTATTCAACAAACTTCAAGGGTCTAGGATCAGCGTTTTATATCGGGCTTCGGGTTGGTGTGTTCAGTCGCACAGCAACAGGTTCTGGTACTGGGACACAGACCGCCACAAGACTAATAACAAAACTCCGTACAGCCACGGGTTCAGGTTCTGGAACGCAAACGGCTACAGGTTTCAAAACTAAATTACGTACTGCGACAGGTTCTGGTACAGGCACTCAAACTGCTGCAAGACTGATAACGAGACCACGCACCGCTACGGGTTCGGGCGCAGGTACACAAACTGCTACCAGACTGATTACAAGACGGCGAACTGCGACTGGTTCTGGTACGGGTACACAGACTGCCACTGGAGTAAAAACCAAACTACGCACAGCCACTGGCTCTGGCGTTGGAACACAGGTTGCCACTGGAGCAGTAATCACTGGAGCAATACCGCGTACTGCGACTGGCTCTGGTGTAGGTACGCAGTCCGCAACTGGGTTGCATATTCGCGCTCGCTTCGCGACTGGCTCTGGCGTGGGTACGCAGTCTGCAACCGACATAGTTATCAACAGGCGTACTGCCACTGGCTCTGGCGTTGGAACGATAAACGTTACCCGCACAAACTTTGTAACCAATCCAAACCTTGAAACCAATGCAACAGGATGGACTGCTGCATCAGTCCCAGTAGTCCGTTCAACCGATTTTGCAATATCAGGTACTGCTTCGCTCAAGGTAACTATGAGCAGTGCAACAGACAACAACATAATGGTAAACACACCCAATTTTGTTGGTACTGGTAATGCGACTTTCTCTGTATACGCCTATATTCCTGTTGGTTCAACTCTTGCAGGAAAATCTATTTCGGTGTTCCCTGAAGCGGGATCAGCAACGCAAACTGCTGTATCAGCAACAAACGCAATACTCGTTGCGGGTTCGTGGGTTCGGACAAGCGTAACCAGGAATATCACGGTTGCTGGCACGTTGGTAATGGTCACAAGAATAAACGTGCTTCCTTCAACTGTTGCTGGGGAAAACATTTATTTTGATGCTGGACTGGCTGAGTTTTCTTCTTCAGCCTTGCCATATTTTGATGGTGCAGGGATTGCCCCTTACCCTGGCTACACCCTCACATCGGTAGGTTGGAACGGCACAGCAAACGCTTCTACCAGCACAGCCAACTTCATCGGTGTAGTTCAGGTCAAAACCGCCAAGCGCACTGCTACTGGTTCTGGTCTAGGAACTCAAATTGCTACTCCTTCCAAGTTCGTTTCCCGCACTGGTGCAGCATCTGCTGGAACTGGAAGTTCTACTGTCAGCAGGGTTGTATCTAATCGCCGTACTGCCACTGGGCTTGGTGCCGGAACTGCTACCGCAATACGCATAGTAGTAAGTCGCCGTACTGCAATAGGTTCCGGAACTGGAACACAAGCGACAATCGGTGCGCGACTAAGATCCAAGACCGCAACCGGTTCGGGAATTGGATCTTGCCCTAGCGCTTTCTGGGACAAGTCACACATATTCAGGCTCGCGGCGTACAAGTATCCAGGTGGTTACTTTGGCGGTGGAGACTCTGCAAACAGGCTGAACAGATACTTGAGGTACGACAGAGTCCCCAACCTGTACAAGTTGCTTGACGGTTCCTACACGACCGTTGAACAGCGTGGTAAATTTGACAAGGTATACTTCGGATCACACGAAAACTTCTTGGATGCTACAGAAGTAGCAGACTTGACCGCAGCAGGATACGGACCGTACATAACATAATGCCTACCTTCATAACACCAACAGACCCGATAGTCGGAGCAATGAATAACTCCGGAGATGAATACGCTTCACAAGAGTGGAGATTGGCAAACAGGCTTGCTTCGCATCGTCCGGCAGCGGATAGAGGAAGGAACGTCTACCTACTTGTTGATGGGACATACACAGAAAAAGAACCGTCAGTTGTCTCTACTATAAGCAAGGTTTATCATGGCGGACACAAAAATACAATTACAACCGAAGAGGCAATGTCTCTTATTGACGCAGGGTATGGAAGTTACGTTACCGACTCTCGCACCAACCTTGTGCAAAATCCAAACTTTGAAGCAGGGACACCGAATTGGGCTGGCAGCAACCCAACTTCAATAGTTACTACAAGCACAACACAGAAATATATTGGTAGCCAATCCTTGAGGCTTGAACGCATCACCTCAACGGGAAATCTTGGTTGCGCTTTACCTTCACAATCCTTTGATGTTCCAGCGTTTGGTATCCCAGTTACGCAAGGCAGTGTGTACACGGTATCGGCATACGTGTTTCAGGGGGTAAGTGGAGTTGTTGATATTGACTTGAATTATGGTTTTGGAGCCATATCCCTGGTTACTTCTCCAGTGGCGTACACCCCAGCAATAAACACATGGACGCGAATTAGCGCAACACTAACCGCCCCGCCAACAGCAAATGGTTTACGTATTGTTATTAGGTTTTTGAATAGACCAGCAGGGGAATTGGTTTATGTTGATGCTGTCTTAGTAGAGCAGGCATCTAGCGCACCCCCATACTTTGACGGGACTTATGCAGACCCTTATGCTGGGTATACGATTGAAAGCCAAACATGGAACGGAACAGCAAACGCTTCAACAAGTACAGTAACGCTATACGGAGGATAAATGCCAAAACATGCAGAAACACACCCAACCCTAGATGTAGAAGGCTGCTTTGGTTGCAAGGTAGCCCATATTGGTATTTCTGCCTCAGCCATGCCAACCCGTGGGGGTGGTGCCAGAGCGGCTACCATAAACCGGAAGGACGAAGTTCTGCACAAGGACCTGGACGCCTATAAGCGCCTCCGTGCTGACGGTACACAACCAAAGAAGATTGACGGTTCAGCAGAGGTGGAGAAGAAAGCCACCGAGAAGTGGCATGTGGAGACAGGGATTCTACCAAACGCACAATGATATGATCTTCTGATAGGCCTCTAAAAGAAGGAGATTATCATGTCAAAAAAAGGCGAGATGTACAAGTCCAAGGCAGCCAAGAAAAAGCATGAATCCAGCGAGAGCAAAAGTGAAATGAGCAAAGAATACGGCAAGAAGGCTAAGAAAAAGTAATGCCTGCCAAGAAACCTAAGCCCTCTATAAGCGGCAATGACCTGATCAATAAGCAGACGCGTGGCGTAGATGCTCAAACTGCACGTCAAACTGGCGCTGCATATCCTGAGGCAGTTTCTGAAATCCACAAGATTCAGGCTGCGTTGACAGTGTACGCACCAAACCAGCCTCCTCCACCTAATGCAAAGTTGCTCATGCGCCAAAAGAACGCATTACAGAAGTTTGTCAACTATGTGACCCCGGACACTAAGGCCAACCCGGCTTCTGAGTACTACCGCAAAGACCGTGACCCTAAGTACATGCATACTTATAAGAGTAAGCCCTAATGTCAACAGCCAGCCAAATTATCACCCGTGCTTCAAACCAACTCCTCTCGGGGACGATTGAAGAACGAAACAAGGTGAGCAACTCTTTGTCCACTTCGGACACATCGTTGACTTTGTTATATGACCTTGGTGGTATTCGTGCTGGCGCAGTTATTGAGGTTGACTCTGAATTGATGTACGTATGGGACGCAGCAAGCGGAACTAAGACAATCACGGTTGATCGTGGGTACAACGGGACGACAGTCGCCACCCACGCCGCTAATGCTATAGCGAAAATAAACCCACGTTTTCCTCGCTCTATGATGCTTGAGGCGTTGAAGAACGACATCATTGACCTGTCAAGCCCGGTAAACGGTCTTTACGCTACTGTTGTTCGCTCTGTTGCATACAACGGATCCGACAGAATGATAGAGATGCCATCAATAACACCAACCGTGTTTGAGGTTATGGACATTCGTCTTGAGTATCTAAACTCTGACCACCCCTCGCTAACCAGGGTTCGCCATGAGCGCAACGTTCAACTGGTCACGGCAAATGGTCCACGTGACGTTCTTGTATTTGATGAGTCTGTTATGGCTGGAACGGTTTGGTACACAACCAAAGAAGAATTTAGCCCGCTAACATCCGAGGCGACCGAACTGTCAACCCTTTCAATACCGTCAAACCTAGAAGATATTCTTGAACTAGGGACAATGATCCGATGCATGTCAAGCCGTGAGATCAAGCGTAACTTTATTGAGTCCCAGGGAGACACCCGTCGTTCGGATGAAGTACCTCCTGGATCAACCTCAAACTCAATCAACAATCTTGTGCGTCTTCGCCGTGACAGAATAATTGCAGAAGCAGCAAGATTGGGCAGGCAATATCCACTCAAGATCCGTAGATAGTTGTGGCTACCATAACTACAATCCGTAGATACTCACAAGGGTATAAAGGAGACTACGCATACTACACAGGGACTGGGTCCACCCAACTAGTTCCTTTTGTGTATCCTGTTGCAATCAACGGTCGGCCTTACATGATAGACATCAAGTCCGGTGACTTTACTCGCCAGTTTGACGCACGTACTCGCAATAGCGTTGACCAGTCACAGGAACCAGGAGAAGGAGCAATCAATGCTCAGGGCTTCTGGAGACGCTCACAATCTTCCTGGAACTATGGTACTGGACAAAAGTACGCAGATACAAACGATGCTGAGGCATCACGCTTTTTTACGTCTAAAGGTGTAAACGTATGGACCCGTGGCGAACTATCTCTACTAAACGACACAAAGCAGATCAAAGCAACAGCAAGCAGCACCATAAAGGCTGTTGTCTCTGGTAGTCGGCTTTATCAGTCAATAGATACTGCGGTTCAGTACTCAACTAATGGGACTACGTGGGTTGATTGCACCGCAGAACCTGGTGGAAATGTCTCGGCAATGTGTTCTGATGGGTTTCATACGTATGTTGGTTTTGCCGGATCCGGCGTACACATAACAGATAACAGCACTGGTGTTCTTTCTGGATACATTTCTGGATCAGATACCTACACTCTTTTAGCCCATGTAAAAGGTCGTTTGTTTGGCGTAGCAGGAAACCATATCTGGTCCTGGCTATCAGGCGGTGGACCTGGGACTGCATTGTTTGATCAAAACAATACGGATTTTGTTTGGGTTGGTGTTTGTGGTGGACAAAACTACATTTACTTTGGCGGTTACTCCGGCAACCAATCACTTATTTATAAGAGCATTATCAAGACAGACGCAACAGCGTTAGATGCTCCATCAGTAGCAGCAGAGTTGCCACGTGGTGAAATCATTACCGGAATGGCAACGTACCTTGACTATGTCCTTATTGGGACAACCAAGGGATTCCGTGTCGCTACGGCAGATGCCAACGGCAACTTGCTCGTTGGTGTTCTCAACGAAACAACATCATCTGTAACATCATTTGTTCCTATTGGACGCTTTGTTTATTTCAACTTGACAAACTTTGACTCAACATCCACCGGCTTGGGTCGTATTGACCTTTCAACCTTTATCTCTACAAACCAACCAGCATGGGCATCAGACTTGATGGTCACTGGGCAAGGTACAACAAACAACGTGAATGAGTTCCTTGGAACCGTCGTGTTCTCTGTTTCTGGACTTGGCCTATATTGCACAGACCTGACAAAGGTCGTACCTAGCGGAACTCTTCGTTCGGGCATCTTTAGATGGGGAGTACCTGATGCCAAGTTTATTCCAAAGTGGGATATTAGGACCAAGCCTTTGGTCGGAACTGTTGCTATTGCCGTATCAAATGACACTGCTGACTTCCAGACAATAGGAACATGCGTTGCGACAGGAAGCAAGAGTTTCACTTTTGATGGTGTTGAAACCAAGATGTTTGAGGCTGAGGCCCAACTAACCCTGACAAGGAGCGCTACGGATGCCTCCGTGGGTCCAATCGTAACCCGCTGGATGAGCAAAGCGTACGCCGCTCCTCTCCGCTCCAGGATATTCCAGGTTCCGATCCTGCTTCACCACAGACTAAACATCCGTGGACAAGAGTTCTTCTGCAATGTTGACGAGGAAATAGCGTATATTGAAGAACTTGTGGAAAACCCACGAATCGTCACCTATCAAGAGAATTACAACCAGTGGTCCGTGATTGTTGAGGATATTATGTGGAAGCCGATTGACTCCTCATACTCCCATAACCGCTGGGACTGGGACGGAACCATTACCGTAATCATGAGAAGTGTAAGATAGGTTCACCATGGCTACTTATACACGACGACAATACGCAGGTGCTGCGGCATCCACCACAACAACTGGTGCTATCAACACGACTGACACGACTGTTGTAATTTCTGCTACTACCGGATGGCCCTCAACTGCAGGTGTACCGTTTCATGTGGTTATTGATCCAGGCACATCAATAGAAGAAAAGATGCTTTGCACTATTTCCGGTTCCGCATTGACTATGACCCGTGGTTCTGATGGAACTAGTGCTGCATCACATGCCGCAGGGGCCGTTGTGTATCCAGTGTTTACTGCAACAGATGCCAATGAGGCTAATGCCGTTGCTACGACAATGACAACCAAGGGCGACCTTCTTGTGACAACTGGCACTGCCTACAACCGACTTCCGGTTGGCACTGATGGTCAGGCTCTTGTCGCTTCTGCGGCTGCTACTAACGGTGTTACTTGGGCTACACCAACTGATACCACGAAGGTTGCCCTATCAACGTTTACAACCAAGGGCGACATCGTTGCTGCTACTGCTGCAAGCACTGTTGCTCGTACTGGTGTTGGAACAAACGGACTTGCTCTTGTTGCCAACTCTGCCAACGCTAACGGCATCGGATGGGCGCAAGTTGCTACGGCTGGCATCACCGACCTGAACGTCACCACGGTAAAGATCGCTGACCTAAACGTGACTACGGCGAAGATTGCCGATGTAAACGTCACCACGGCAAAGATTGCAGATGCAAACGTTACGCAGGCAAAACTTGCAGCACGTGCAGTTGGTTCTGGTGAACTCAAAGAAATCACGCTAAACGCACAGACTTCTTCATATACGGCAGTGTTGCTAGATGCTCAAAAGATTGTCACCATGAACCTCGGTACATCATTGAACTTCAACATCCCTACCGATGCTTCTGTTGCCTTTGCGATTGGTGACCAAATCAACATCCTCCAACTTGGTGCTGGTCAGGTAACTATCGCTGCTGTAACTCCTGGAACAACAACTCTTGTTTCACAGGGTTCAAAGTTCAAAACCAACGGGCAGTACTCAATGGCTACAGTAGTCAAGGTTGCGGCTAACAACTGGGTCGTACTCGGCAACTTGGCGGTATAACGTGCAAATCCTTGGGGCTGTCGGCGGTGGAGAAAAACTGGCTACCCCAGTTCTCGGAGCGGCAACCTCAATATCCGGTGGTTTTACTTTTGCAATAACTAACTATTCCGCATCTAACACCTACGTTCTTTCTACTACTGCTGGCTCTGTTTCTCAAACATCTGGAACTGTCACCCAGTCTGGACTTGGCTACAGCCAATCAGCAACAGTTTCCGTTTATGCAACACGTTCTGGCTTTGCGACAAGCGATACCGCAACTCGTGCTGGCACATCATCGGCTTGCGTTCCTGCTGGTTGCACCCCACCTTGCGGTTCGGCTACACTCGTTAGTGCTACCCCTTGCGGTGGAAACGTTATTGTCTGCGGCACCCCTGGTTGTCCTAGTGGTTGCCTAACATACGCTTTGGACAACTACACTTACAGCCAGCAATCCTGTGTTGACAACTGTGGTATAACTTATTACAATACTTGCGCACCGTTTAGCGTTTCATCAACTGTAAGTTCACAATGTTGCTAAGAAAGAAGGAGAAAATATGTCTGATATAAACACACCACCACCAACGGTATTTGCTTTTGTAGTAGATGGAGAAGTTGGCTGGCTACATGGTTACGATTACCGAGCAGAACAGGCTGTTGCAGCATTGAGGTCTAACCCAGTTGTTGTTGAAGTTCCGCAGGTAGATGTTGAACGCATGGTCCCGCCAGCGACTGGTCCTAACTACATTGGTTGGACATACGCAAATGGCGTTTTTAGTCCACCAGTTCAATGAGCGCATGGCAGGAATACAAAAAGCGTTTAGGTGAAACCCGCCCTTGGGACCTGTTGAACCCAAATGTCCCTCGCGCAGACGGGCGAATTGCCTATAAACGTATGCAGATTTGCGTGGCATGTCCTGAACTGATTGGTTTGACTAAACAATGCAAAAAATGTGGTTGCATCATGCCCGCCAAGGTAAAACTTGAAGCGTCTACTTGCCCATTGAATAAGTGGTAATTTAGACCCATTGCCCAAAGTGGTAATATGTCCTCATGGACATCATCAAAATCAAAGCAATGGTTGGATCATACATACGTGGTGCCATCACCGCAGTAGCCGCAATTGTTGTCACCGGCAACTGGGACTGGAATGACCTTGGAAAAGCCGCTGTTGCTGGCTTGATTCCTGTGTTTCTTCGTTGGATAAACAAGAGTGACACCGCTTATGGAGTCGGTTCGGCGTGAAGCCCAACCTACCGATCAAACCGGTAAGGTTCTGCACCCATTTACAGGGCAAGACCCCTGGAAAACTCCCAGCCAAAATCCTCAGAGATGTAGTTGGTGGTGGGAAACTAGAACTCTGTGCTGCAAATGCATGGGAGGCTTTAGTTCACGCTGCTACAAAGGATGGTGTGGTTATCAAGGCCACCAGTACCGGCGATTTGTACCGCACTTACGCATCCCAACTCCAGGGATTCTTGAATCGCTATTCTCTCAAGCAAACAAACAATGGAACACGTACGTTTGAAGGCAGTATCTACTACCTGAAGGACGGCTTTGCCCCCTTGGCAACACCGGGTAAGTCCATGCATAACATGGGTTTGGCTGTTGACGTGGCTAATGCTAATGGAAAAACACTTGCATGGCTTGCTGTGAATGCACCGCTATACGGCTTTTCGTGGGAAGTACTTCCACAGGAGCCATGGCACATCAGATATACGCAGGCAAACCTCACCCCACCTGCGGTGTCAGCCTACCTGGCGGAAGCGAAGTAATGCTGTGGTGCTGGATGGTGGAATCGCTCTTCTTGCCGCTGCTTGTGTCACTGCTCTCAGCGGAATAATCACCGTTCTGCTAAGGCTGAAGAAAGAAAACCACAAGGACCATCAGGTAGTTCAGGGTCTTATTCGTGTCATGTACACCAGCCAACAAAGGTCAGAGCGTCACTTAGTCAAGTTGCAACACACCCTTGAAGAGCATCTTTCAGATCATAAAGAGAGTTCTTCATTAGAGAGTGAGTGAAGTTACGGGCTAGGCCTGCGTTGTGTTCGGGGACACTAGCACTGGTGGGTTGAACCCGAGATCATTAGGGACTAATGATAAGGGCAGTATACACATGCTTTTTAGAAACCTGTCAAGTAGGTATTGCTTTACAATTTGTAAAAGTTGGGCTTATTGACCCTAAAGGCGTCTTTCATGTATGCTAACCCTGCGCCGTGGGATTCCCCTTTGTTCCCAGACGCATGGTGGGTACGTCGTTTACGGGTCCGGGAGTTGTGCCCCTGGCTGAGAGCAATCTCCGTACCCACCTCTTTTATTTTTTGTAAATAACACCGATGTAATCCATATTAGTATGGTAAAGTCTGTACTAATGAAAACACAACCAACACAAAGTGCATTTGCAAAAGGTCTTATTGGCAAGGGTCGTCGCAACCCCCGACAGGAGATAGAGGACACGCTAGATAAAGAATCGCTCAATGATTTCAGGGCTGCTTTAGATAACCGTGCGCTTTCTGTGACTGCAATTATTGGATCATTGAAAGAATGTGGAGTTGATGTGGCACCTAGCGTCATTCAAAAGTGGCGTGAAGAGAAGAGCAAGGCTCCCAAATGAGCAAGTTTGAGGCAAACCTGGAAGTACAGGCAGAACTAGCCGACCTTAGGCAAGCGCTCAAGACAGCGCTCGTCCAGGAAGCCCGTGCTAAGCGTAAGAGCAGAGATATCGTAGATGCCGTCTACAGGGCCGCTAAGGACTCCTCCGTGGCTGTGGGACGTGGTCAGCAGACACCACCGAAGAAGGATACCCGCAAGGCAAAAGCGGAGGTAGCCCTCGTTCACGCCACAGACTGGCAGTTGGGTAAAAAGACCGTCTCCTATGGGATCGGCACCTGTGCTCAACGCATGAAACAGTTGACCGACAAGGTCATCCAGTTGACAACCATCCAGCGAGCACATCACCCGGTCAAGAACTGCGTCCTAATGCTTGGAGGGGACATGGTTGAGGGGGTCTCTATATTCCCGGGTCAGGCATACGAGATTGAGGCGTTCTTGTTTGAGCAGTTGTTTGAGGCTTCAAAGGTGATGGAATCAATGATCCGTGATCTTGCTGCAAACTTTGAAAAGGTACATGTAGTATGTGAGTTCGGAAATCACGGTCGCCTAGGGCGCAAAGGAGACATGCCCGATGGGGACAATATTGACAGAATGGCTTACGAGATCACACGTCAACGAGTTGCGGACCTCAAGAACCTCACCTGGCAAGCCAGTGAAGACTGGTACCAAATTGTCACGATCGGCAGTTATCGTGCGTTACTCGTCCATGGTGATGAAGTGGGTTCGTTTTCAGCACTGGCTAGGAAGGTAAACGGCTGGGCCGCTGGCGTGGTTGAGCCTTTCAATGACTGTTACGTTGGTCACTTCCATACCCCAACCTCACTAACCATGGCCAATTCGGGCCGTATCTTCGTTACTGGATCACCGGAGTCCAACAACGAGTATGCTAGGAAGGTATGTACGGCTGTAGGTAAGCCATCCCAACGAGTCCATTTCGTGGACCCCGACAAAGGAAGGGTCACGGCAGAGTATGTCGTGTTCTTAGACTGATGTTTCATTATTGGTTTCGTAATTTTCATGGAGTGGATAAATTGCAAGAATTGATTGAAGACCTAAACCCATGGGAAACAGTCAAGGTTGACTGGCGTGATGCTTACGATGCCCCTAACGGCTGGACCGAAGTAAGTACGTATAAAGGTGAAGATCAAATTGCTTCGTCGGTAGGTTTCTACTGGCCTGATGCCGTTGAGCACTACATCACACTTGCTTCAACAATCTTTCCTCAGGAGTTGCCAACGCCGGAATGTGTTGGTAACGTGACTCATATACCGATATCAATGATTCAGTCGGTAGTGAGACTCAAGCATTCAAAATAAGCACAAACAACAAAGGAGAAGTAATGCCAGACATTAGATACACCTTCCCAAAGCCAACCCACGGTAGCCAGGAATGGCTCAATGTACGATGGAAGGATGAAGATGGTCTTTCACGCATATCTGCATCCGTGGCTGCAGCCCTACACGGTCAGCATCCATACACCAGCATGGCGGATTTGGCTGTTGAACTACTCTCACCTGAACCACCTACCCCATCTGAAACAAACGCAGCAATGGATCGGGGAAATAGACTTGAACCGGTCCTCGTCCAATGGTTTGCGGATCTTGAAAAAGTTGAGGTCAAGACTCCGGAAGAAATGTACGCCTTTGAGAGTGAAGATGGCAAACTACGACTTATTGCCACCCTTGACGGCATCACCCCGGATGGAATCCCTGTAGAAATCAAGACATCTAACAAGATGTGGACGGGTTCACTCCCTCCAATGTGGTACTGGCAGGGTGTTCACCAAGCCATCTGTGTAGGCGCAGACAGGGTTGAGTGGGGCGTGTTTGACAGCAACCTGGAACTACACCGTTACACCCAGCACGTAACCTCTGACGAAATGCAGAACCACATGCAGGCTTGCCGTGTATTCCTTGACTCTATTGACAGGGGAGAACTTCCTGAAGATGCAGTACTTGAATACAAACATGCCGAGCACATGTACCCTACAAGCACTGCAATCAGTATTGAATTGGATCCTGTAGTGGTAGGAGAGTTGCTCTCCAATCTAGAAGAGGCACGTGTTTGGCGTAAGCAGGCAGAAATTGATGAGAACCATGCAAAAACCGCTCTTGCATTGTTGCTTGAGAACGCAGACACTGGTACCATCAACGGCGAAACAGTTATAACATGGAAGACAGTCAAGCGTCACTCGCTTGATGCTAAAGCACTAGAAGCCCAACATCCAGCACTGGTTGAGAAGTTTCAAAAAACGACAGAGTACAGAATGATGAAAACAAACAACAAAAGGAGCAAGTAATCATGGCCCAGTTCAACCTTGACCAATACGAAACCGTAGAGGACCGACTCGCAAAGTTTTGGGAAGACAATCCCAAGGGTCGTGTACTCACAGACATTCATTACTACGACGAGAACCGCATTGTTGTACGTGCTGAGATTTACTTCAGCCGTGAAGACGAGCGTCCAGTAGCAACCGGATACGCAGAAGAAGTACGTGGTGCATCACCGGTCAACCGTACAAGCCATTGCGAAAACGCTGAGACCAGCGCAATTGGACGCGGACTTGCAAATTGCGGGTACCAGGCCAAATCGGCACCGCGTCCTAGCCGTCAAGAGATGGAAAAAGTAGAGCGTGGTCCACAGCAGTACTCCAAGCCAACAACCATCAAAGTACACACGGAAACGCAGGTGCTCAAGCATGACAAGACGGAAGACAGTGTTCTCAACAATGTGCCTGAAATCATTGACGCATTCAACGCCCACTGGGTGGACGCTCCGAAACAAGAAGAGCCACGCTCTATTGCAATCAAGAACCCTGGCGAGCCTGCGTCACCCAAGCAGATCGGCATGATTCGTGCAATGATGAAGTCGCAGAGCATGTCCAAGGAAGACAGCAAGACATACGTTGCTCTCAAGACCGGACGTGAGATGGGATCACTTGACGAACTTACAAAGGGTGAGGCATCGCTCCTCATTACTGATCTAAAAGGGTGAGTAAGAACAAAGCCAAGGGCACGTCGTTTGAGACACTCGTTGTGGGGTATCTAAAACAGTTCTACCCGAACTGCGAACGGCGTGCTCTACAAGGCGCACTTGACAAAGGTGATATCACCGGAGTTGACAACCGCTTTGTGCTTGAATGCAAGTCACACAACACCCTCAACTTCTCCGGATGGTTGAAGGAAGCAGAAGTAGAAAGAATAAATGCCAAAGCAGACTTTGGGGTTGTAATTGCCAAGCGCAGAGGCTATGGTAAACCCGAAGATCAGTACGTCGTGATGACGTTAGAACATTTCACCAAACTCATAAATCTAATTCAGATCTAACTCCATACTGGGGTTGCCATAGCAACACTGTTGTTAGAATGATTGATAAACGGGACGCACATCCCTAAGGAGAAAAATGAAACTATCCAAGCGAGTATTTGCGTTTATATTCTTAGCCTTCATGGTTTTGATAGTAAACAATGCATCCGTGTCAGCATCCCCAATAGACGGGGCTTCTATGTTCCCGGTTGTAAGGGTCCCCGAGGATGCCTACTGTGGTGAATTGTGGGAGACAGCCGTCCGAGTGGGCTGGAAGCGCAAGGATCTTGAAGTTCTGGACTACATCATGTACCGTGAGTCACGGTGTAACGCTAAGTCATTCAATGGGAAAGACCCAATGGGTGGTTCTGTGGGCCTCACTCAGATAAACATGTTTTGGTGCAAGCCAAACAGTAGCCGGAAGGTTGGATTTTTGCAGAGCGAAAAAGTATTAGATGTATGCACGGAACTATTCAACCCGGAGGTGAACCTGAAAGCGGCACTAACAATCTTTCAGTACGGAGAGAGTAGGTATGGTAAGGGAAGCGGATTCGGTCCGTGGAACCTGTAGATCCAACAGCACTAACTAAAAAACAAAAAAGGGAGATAGCAAATATGGAAGTACTAACCTCATGGACGTTGCCTGATCGTAACTTTGATTGGCAGGACGAAGCCCAGTGCGTTGGCAAGGGAGAGATATTCTTCTTTGAGAACGATGGCGCTAGCAAGGGCAGGTTTGATGCGTCTGTAGCAATATGCAACAATTGCCCAGTGAAGACCAAATGCCTTCAATTTGCTCTCAATAACGAGATGGAGTATGGTGTTTGGGGCGGTAAGACTCCGACAGAACGTCGTGAGATGCTGAAGAAAAGAGGGTGGAAGAGGCAGTGATTAGCAGCAAAGCACTAGTAAATTGCCTTCACTTTTTAGAGAAGCAGTGGGTTGGTAACGGCGATCAAGATAGACTATTTGAAACAATAGCCGAGATACGCAAGGAACTGGAAAAGAGGTCTAAGAAATGAGCGAGGAACAGGAACAATTCCTGGTTGCCACGAACATGGATCTTCAGGTAAGCCTTGAGAACATCCGTGAAGAGCGTGACGAACTAAAAGAAGAAGTCATCCGGTTGAAGTTTGAGAACGCCGAGAACCTGCAGGTCATATCCCGTCTGAATGGCGTGATTGATAGGCAGGCTATTGCTATGTCGCAGGGGCAGGAATTATGAGCAAAGACACACTTACTCTTGATGAATGGCTTGACATGGGATATGAACTTGGATATTGCAGTGATCCATTCTGCAGTACCCATGACGGGATACCTACAACCCGGGTGGAAGACGAAGAATGGGAAGCAGGGAGTGATCCTTGCGCACATATCGTGAGGCTCTACGACAGCATAGAATTGAAGCACGACGTAGAAGTAAACATCTCAGATCAGTTTGAATAATGTGGTCCTGGGTACTTGGTACCATAGGAGTTACAGCACTCTTTCACATCGGTAAGGGCCGGTGGTGGGGGTGGGCAATAGCGTTCACGAATGAATGTTTGTGGATGACATACGGGCTAAGCACAAAGCAATACGGTTTCTGTTTTGCGGCACTATGCTATGGAACAGTAAACTTCATAAGCGGGCACAACTGGAGAAAAAAACATGAAGCCAAACGAGATAGACCTATTCATTGACCGACTCTGCGGAGCGTTCCCAACAGTAACGATTGCACGTAACACAGTAAAGAACACGTGGTCCAAGGATGAGTTCATGCTTGATGTTGCCACGTCTCTTGGAAAGACAGCACTAGTCAAACTTGAGAACGACAAGACATTCCCTACCCTTGCAAGAGTTCGTGAGGTGTTCCGTCAGTTGGCACACACAGACAGGGTTGAAGGACCGAGGTGTGAGCGTTGCGCTGGCACCGGGTGGGACGATGGGATGAGGGTTACAGGTAGCGACGCCCTTGGTTGGGCTGTCACGCAAGACCCATACACTGCACGTCACCCATTGACCGGAGTTCCATTCAATTATGTAAAGCAATGCGTTTGCGTAGGAGGCAGACATGAACAAAACTAAATACACGTGCCCTGACTGTGCAAATACAGTAGAAGTGTACGTATCATTAGTACAACCACCGCTATGTCATAGCGATAAGCACACAACCAAAGTAACAGTGATGAAGGAGAAAGAGAATGTCAAGCAACCTTGATGAAAAGGAACTGCAGATACGACTTGAATGCAAAGAGGACATACTCACGGAATTGTTATACCGTGCGTTGAGGGCTAAGAGCGCAACTGAAAAAGAAATAATGACACAAATGGCAATCAAAGCAGCCGGAGGCTTGTCGGAGAATGCGGTAGAAAGAAGCAAGGACTACGCAAAGTTCCGGGCCAGACAATAGCGAGGTCCTACCACGGCTGTAAGTAGTCACACGAGAATCAAGCGGGGTCGGCGTTCCGAGTCGGGGGTACGATGCCGACACGAAGTTCGCAACTACAAAGGAGAAAACATGAATAGCAATGAAGTCCATCCCGATCTAGAGGGTATCTTGGAAGAAGCAAGGGAAAACGTATTAGGGCCAATGAAAGAGTCAGTAACACATGACTTCACTTTGTTGGAAGAGCAGTTGTTCAAGAAGTTTGGCAATCCAGAGCAGTCAGAGGTCTGGGCACTCAAAGTTATTGCTGACAACAAGGAGGAAGCCGACAAGTACATGGCTGACAATCCAGACAGCGAGACACTTCTTGGATCTAAGCACGAGGATGGAAACGAAGACGGTCTAATGTCCCTTGAGAATGTTGGCGAGGGAGACGACATCTACGACGGTCTATCCAATATGAAAATGGCATCGGCACTACAGATGATGGATAACACTAGAGGCGTATTAGTACGTGTCGGTGCTTGGGCATCGGCAAAAGCCGCTGAGAATGGTGAAAGACCATCCGAGTCAGAAGACAAGCGAGAGACCGTGATCACGATGATGATTACCAACGGTTCAATCCTTACAGCATGTAGGTTCCTTGACGATGACAAGGTTGAGGTTGATTACAAAGGTGTTGGGGAGTACAACTACGAGGAAAGCAAACTTACAGACGCTCTTATGACGTTTTGGTTTGCACCTCAGCAGATGAAAGCCAAGCACCCAAAGATATGGGCCGCTATGGAAGAGGAAATCATGAACGAATCAAAGGGAGAAGTGTAATGGAAATGAAAATTGTCCAGCAGGTAGTCAATGAGTTATCAAGACTTGAACACGAGATCATAGACCCCGTGGATGTTTGCGCAAATCTTGCAGACATACTTGAGCCATTCATGGACATTCATCGTGCAATGCTTGAGGATGATGATCCGGAAGTAAAAGCAAGCCGAAGACTCAGTCAGATAATGGAGTCCAACACTTAGTCCTACCACCTACCACTTATAGGAAGGTCCTACCACCTTCCACCACCATCAGTAATCAACACAGTACCCTCAGCCATCCCCATTGGCTGGGGGTATTGCTGTATCTAAGGACATTTATTTATAAGCATTGGGAACGTAGCGAGGTCGGCGTTCGGGGTCGGGGTCACAATTCGGGGGTCGCTTGGCAACAACGCCAAACGTAGAATTGGAGCATTTGTGAATTGGTTAGATCGTGATGTAGCAATGACTGAAATGACTTGGGAAGACTTTGTTGATGTGCCTTTAGAGGAATGCCCTTGGCAGTCTTACTTTGATGGTGTAGAGGCTCACAATGAGGAACTTGAGTATCAAAGGCGTATGTCTATGGCTGAACACCCTTCAGCAAAGCCAAGTATGGGAACTGATGAGTTGTATGAAGTTATGTACGCCTTGATCATTGGTAAGTCAGCCTTTTCTTACGGTGACCCTGACCGTGAACTAATTGAGCAAGCAATAGAAACGCTTGAGCCATACCTCAACCCAGTTACCTATGCCTCTAGGTTTCCTCAATACAAACCAATGATTAGCAGGGGCTAAAGGCTTCCCTGTGGTGTGCGCTTGGAGTTATCCAATGGCTCAGATAGTGAACCCACAGGGAGACGAAGTAAGGCTTAGTCGTAACCGTAAGGTTGGCGTAGTCGCAAAGACAACTAAGCCACGATGGCAGTCAGCCAGAATAAGCACAACACAAGGAGTAAGTAAATGTCATTATCAACTATCACAGGCTGGGCTATGGCTCAGTTCGCATTGGATAACAACCTAGACCGTGTATTGCTATACGGTAAGCCAGGCACAGGTAAGACCTACTATGGTCTCAACTACGGCTTAGCAGAAGGCAAGCAAGCATACCGTTTGGTATGTACAGACGAAATGACTGACGGCGATATGCTTGGCAAATACCGTCAGCACGACAATGGCGTTTGGAAGTTTGAGGAAGGCGTTGCTCTAAAGGCTTGGCGCAATGGTGGTCGCTTAGTCGTAGACGAGATCAACCGTGTAAACGGTGATGTTGAGTCACGGCTTATGGCACTCATTGACACAGTCTCAAGCAGTTCCTTTGAGAACCCTGACACTGGTGAAATCATTACGCCACAGCCTGGCTATAGCGTAGTGGCAACTATGAACGGTGAGCCTGAGGACTTATCCCCAGCAGTACTTGACCGTTTGGTAGTCCGTGTGAACATTGAGGAACCACACCCTGACGCAATCCTTAGCCTTCCAGAGAACCTACGGGATATGGCTAAGTCTTACTCAATGCGAGATGATGAGGATCGCTATTCATTGCGTTCGTTCATTGCCTTTCACAATCTCTATACGGCTTCTGGAAACCTTGCCTATAGCGCACAGACCTGCCTTCCTAGCATTAGCGAAAGCGTTGTTGATTCATTGTCGTTGCTATTGGCTGAAGCGACAGACCCAACCGAAGCGAAAGTTGAGGTATAAAAATGACCAAGGACAAACGCAATATCGTTAGCCCTGAGGCTCTGCCAGCAAGACCTTTGCTAAAGGTCAATACATACGAGCAAGGTGATGAAGCATTTACCTTGGACACAGTGTGTATCAAGCGAAGCACAGGTAAGAAAGCGCACACTTATTCAGCACCTATGGGCAGTGGAGAGGAGGCACAACGCCTTAGGCGCTATGTGCTTACTCTCTCTCGCTATGAGTTGCCTGATGTACCAGCCAAAGCAAAGCGTTGGTCTATACCTGAGCAAGCACTTACGGCAACACAGCGCATTATTGCTAACGTGTTCCATAGACACGCTTATGCTGATGACCCAAGCACTAACACAGTGGAGTTAGGCACACTGGCTAGGGTTCTTAGCGCAGACAAACCATCACCTCAATCGCTATACAAAGCATTGTCCTTTGTAGAGACAGAGGCATTTGACACGCTTATGGGCAATATCACAAACCCATTGGTCAAAGCAACGCTTCACGAGGCTAGAGAGGACATTGAGCGTTACCTATGGAATTACGGCTATGCCAAGTACCTTCACTACATCAACGACCCTCGCAAGTACGCACAAAAGCGAGCCATAGATGTACACAAAGCATTGGCAGAGCGTTTGTCTGGCAATGTAGAGGAACTAGCGCAGAAGCAACGCAAGTCAGAGGCAGAGCGTAAGAAAGAGGAAGCCAAACTTGCTCAAAGCCTCAAGAAAGGCAAGTTAGTACCACAGCAGAACGGCTTAGAAGGCGATTGGGAACCACTTATCGTTGATAAGCCACCACTAGAGATCAACCATACAGGCAAGATGGGGCGTAGGATTATCGCTACTGACACAGGGCGTAACCCTCGCTATATCTCTCGCTTGGTGACTGACCCCGACAAGCGCATATTTAGTCGCAAGACAAGGGCATTGGGTGGCGTTGTAGTGATAGACAACTCTGGCTCTATGTCCTTGTCTGAGCGAGACCTAGAACAACTGATGAGTGCTAGCGCAGGATCTACTGTTGTTATGTACAGCAGTGAGGTAAACGCAACTACACCTAACTGTTGGGTAATAGCACGTAAAGGCAGACAAGTAAGGCATATCCCTGAGACACCTGGTGGTAATGGTGTAGATGGTCCAGCCTTGGTGTATGCCACAACGCTTAGAGACAGGCGATCACAGCCCATTGTTTGGGTTAGCGATGGTTATGTGACAGGCGTAAGAGATGCGTCAAAGGCAATCCTAACTCAGGAATGTCTAAGACTACAGCGTAAGCACAACATCATACGTGTTGAAGATGTAAAGGAAGCAATCAAACTAATGACCAAACTACAGGGAAAGGCATAGGCTAATGGGTAAGAAAGCAAAGTTCCCAATAAAGGGTAAAGACTTTAGGAAGTGGTTGTACGACTACCTTCCTACTGCCGATATCTACCACGACAATGAAGGTCAAGTGCTTATTTACACAGGTCTCATAGAGACCAACGGAGACAACTACAAGGAGATGGACCAATGACCACAGACGAGCAGGCACTTATGGCAGAACTAGAAGCCATAGCCACAAACGAGGCAAAGACAATCTTTGACGAGCACAAAGAGCACTCAATAGCCACAGTTAGGGACATAGGTAAGCACGTAGCAGAGACAGTGGACAACAGTAAGTCAGGTGTTCACTTTATGTATTCTGTTGCTGTTGACGATGACGAGGATGTACCGTCAGACGCAAAGATTGCTGGTAGCACTATGGCTGGTGATTCAGAGCATATGTATCAGCGTGGTGGAGTTACCTATGCGTTCAGTCAGGACACAATCGCTGGTATGGACGAGTTCTTTGCCGATCAGATGGCTCATATTATGCTTGAGCAGACCTACAACCCCAACGCCTTCATTACGCAGGTCTATAGCAAGTCCTACGAGATGACCATTATGACTACAACGGACTACACAACCGTTGTACATACCGACAGGGCAGGAGTTGAGAAGGCTATAAGCATCCAGTATGACGATGCCGGAAGGGATAGTCTCATAGCAATGTTTGAGGAGAGGCATTGTGACCTAATCCGTGAACTAGCAGGAGTGCTAATACAACCCAAGATCCTACGCAAGACCAAGCCAAAGATCTGGGCAGCCATTGTTGAGGAGATCAAAGACCAATACAAGTCCATTGACAACCCAGACAGCGAGGACATCTAATGACTAGCGCAATAGTGTGGGGCACAGTGACAGGAGTACTACTAGCCATTGTTCTAAGCCACGGGGTAAGGAGATGATGTGGCTCAATGTGTTCGGTCTAGTGCTTACAGCATATCTACTGATGCTGTTCTACTAGACAAAGGCGTGGTGGTGGGGTTGGTGGTCAGCCCTACCACCATCACCCCCATAGAGGCAGGCGAACACCTACCACCGATCTACGCATAGATGCTAGTGCTAGCCATAGCCAATGGCTTTATTCCTTATATAGGGCAAATTATTTTGGGGTCGTTCGGGGTCGGGGTTACATTGTCGGTGTCGGAAAGCCCGATGAAAGTAGTTCAGAGGAGTGTTACATTGGAAAAGATCATTGGTAGTTGGACTGGTGGCAAAGGTAATTGGAAAGCCAAAGTCCTAAAGGGTAAGGCTGTAGAAGGTGACAAGGTGACACTTGTAACTCGTTATGGTGCTGAGACATTGGTACAACTAGGCACAATGGCTGGCGAAGTCACTGACTTTAGTGGCAACGTGTTTGAGTGCTTCACCTTCCAGAAGGTAGGTGCTGGTAAGTAGAGGGGTAACCCTTGGGCAGGCTCTCGGTAGGGATATCCCTACTGGGGGTCTGCCTTTTATACGGGGGTGGTGGTGTATCTATTACCCTCCTCAGACATGTGTGTATATCCTGGACGTTGTTTCGGCCCCCCGAGTAATTGTGATTACTGGTGTCCGGGGCACACACTTATATGTGTATAAATTTGTGTGAACAACATTTGCAGGGAGGGGGTCGGCTAGGGCCTCCCGAGAAGAGACAGGGATGTTTGCTCCCCCCACGGTTCGCCCATTTAGAGAGCAGGTCGCCGTAGCCAAGATATTTAGCCGACACCTAAGTTTGTGATATGACGTTCACAACGCTGCTTGACCTAGTACATAGATCATCAACCCAGGTTCCCCTGTTTATGCCCCGCACCATGCAACCGGTGTACAGCCATGATCGCCTCGTGCTTCCCAGCATGGAGGACTTGTTGAAGTTGACTAGAGCATAGCACTTTACTTAGTGATACACTCACATGAAGATGAAAAAGGGTAAAAGAGTTATTTCACCTGAAGACCGCGCACTGTTTTGGCAGGCGATGGGATCAGGAGTCACAGTTCGTGAGGCTGCACGTATAGGTGGCATCTCCTATAACACTGCACTTGCATGGAGCAACAAAGCAAAACAGACCTCCGTTGAACTTGAAGTAGCAAAGCAAGCATCCGGCAAACCTCAAGGTGGGCATGGGGCCATCATGCAGGACAACATGATCAACCGTAATATGCCTCCAGTTATTCCTAATGGAAGATTGAGTGAAAGAGCAAGAAGGGGACTAGAAGACTTTGACTATTTCCGGCGCGTATATCTGGGACGTGTTCCCTCTCCATGGCAGGTTGATGCTGCCTACAAGATCGTTGAAATGCTTGAGCACCCTGAAAAGCAGTTTATGGTCCTCAACGTTCCACCAGGAGCCGGTAAGTCAACACTATTTCACGATGTGGCTGTATGGTCAATCGTGCGTAACCGCAACATCCGAGTGATGATTGGGTCTATCTCCCAGACTTTGGCCAAGATGTATAGCCGTCGTATCCGAGATACCCTTGAACGTACCGTCCCAATGCACCCAGACCCTGAGCAGATTGCACGAGGGTTAGCCCTCAACGCTGAAGCCTGCCTGGCAATTGACTATGGGCGCTTCAAGCCAACCGCTCTAGGTGCACTATGGAGAGCAGAAGAGTTTATTGTGGACCAGTTGGGTGCTGGAATCAGCGATAACAAGGAACCAACGGTATCTGCGTACGGTATTGACTCAGAGTTCATTGGTCATCGCGCCGACTTGTGCCTTTTTGACGACGTTGCATCCCCTGAGAACTCAAAAGAGTCCATTGCCAGAGACAAACTACTGGAAAGATGGGACTCAATGGCTGAAGCCCGCTGCGATCCGGGCGGTTTGTTGGCTGTAATTGGTCAGAGGCTTGGACCTGGTGACCTTTACGCGCACTGTCTAGCCAAAGTAACCTACGAAGAGTTTGAAGACACGTACGATGGCTCGGACATGACTACGGTTGACACCAAAGAGCCTGTCAAACAGTCTAAATACCAGCACCTTCTGTACAAAGCGTACTACGAAGAACTGGATACTGGCCCTCAGTCGCGCAAAATGAGCGCAAAGCCATGGCCGGATGGTCCTTTACTGGACCCATACCGTCTTTCATGGAAGGACTTGTCCTATGTGCGCTACAACAACCCCGGAAAGTTCCGAGTTGTGTATCAACAGGAGAACATGGATGAGGGTAACTACCTAATTGAGAGAGTGTGGGCTACCGGAGGCATGGGACCTGACGGCGTTCTGTACCCAGGATGCATAGACAAGGACCGACGGGTGGGTTATATACCTGCGGGACTCTCACCACCTATTATAAGCATCGCCAGCGTTGACCCTAGCCCTACACAGTTCTGGGCTATTCAATGGTGGCTATACCAACCGGAGACAAACCTCCGATATTTGGTGGATGTGGAAAGATGCCGTCTAACAGCAGAGGAGTTATTGGGTTATGACACAGGAACTAAACAGTATTCCGGCATCATGGAGGAGTGGCAGAACAGATCGTTTGAAATGGGCTATCCTATATCGCACTGGATTGTGGAAGTCAATGCTGCGCAGAGGTTCTTGCTTGCCCATGACTTCGTCCGCAAATGGCAGGCTAGCCAGACGGTCAACGTTGTTCCACACACCACGTCACGTAATAAGTTGGATGAGAATCTCGGAGTTGAAGCGCTCTTGCCCCCATTGTGGCGCACGGGCCAAATAAGACTTCCAAGTATTCAGGACAACTGGAAGACTCTTGCGTTCATTGATGAAATGACAACGTGGACTCGCAACAAAAAGAACGGCACCGACCTTGTGATGGCTCACTGGTTTGCAGAATTACACGCCCCTCAATTGAGAGCAGCAGTTGCTCCACCGCGGCAATGGCGTCCAAGTTGGATGTAGCCAATATGATACTTTGTACATGTGGCAAAGAACAAACCTGTACCTGATCCAGCAAAAGTAGCACAACGAAAAGCAGAGCGTGTCGCGTTTGTTCAGTCAAAGCCAAACCTCTCTCCAGAGAAGGCTCGCGAGCAGTTTTATGTTCAGACACGCGCTGCTGAACTAACTGCCGCAGGCAAGGCCGTTGACAAGAAAGCCTTGCGACAGAAGTTTGAAACCGGAGGAGTCACACGCGAAGGTTTCTACACTCCTGGAGATAAGTCGCGCATTGCGGCACAAAGTCTTGCTGAATCAAAAGCATCAGTAGTACCTCCTGTAGCACCAGTCGCTACGCCTGTTGCACCTGTTGCACCAAAACCTGGAACAGCACCAGTTGTACCGAAGGTAACACCAACTACAACCCCGACTAAGGCTCCTGTAAAAGCAAAAACTCCAAATTCTTCATACATGGGTGGACAAAAAGCCGTTCAGCCAAACTACGCCCCTGTAACTCCAAAGGCAAAACCAGTCACAAAACCAGGAGCGACATCAAGAGGTGGCGAACCACGTGTTCCGGCTGCAACCACAACTCCAAATGGAATTGCATACACACCAGCAACAACCAATCCTGCAGAAGGTCGCGAACGTGCTGCTGATGTTCAACGTATATTCAACGCTAACGCTCCAGCAAATCCAAAAGCACTAGCAGAACAGAAGAGCGCACGTGGAAGAAAAGAATTCCTTGGAAAAACCCTTGGTATTGACGAAGAACTTGCAAAAAAGACTGTCGCCCAGATCAAGCAACACGGATACGATGTAACCATTGGGTCAATAAAGCCACTTGCCGGTTTGGTGAACGCACCTATCAACGCAATTGGTGAAGGACTGAACTGGTTGTCTGGCAATGGTCCTGATGCTGGATACAACCCACATCTTTATGATCCAGGTCTAAAAGAAAACCTAAAAACTGCAGGTCTCATTATTGCAACTGAAGGACTATTTGGTGCCGGTGGCGGAGCAAATGCAATTGCTAACCGAATTGAATCAGCAGGTGCATCAGCGATTAGCAAGATCACTGGAAGCAGGGCTGTTACTGCTGCAGAAAGTCTTGCATACAAAGCACAAGGTCTTCCAACCCCAATCAAGGGTTTGAAACCAAAACCTGTAGTTGAAGCGCCTGTCTATGGACCACCAAAACCAGTTGGCGGACTTCGTGCCGAAAGTCTTGCTGAAGCAAAAGCAACCGCTGCACCTAAATCACCTGCTGTCGGTGGACTTGTTGATGAGACTACAACCGCAAGCGGACTCAAGATTCCTTCGTCTAAGCCGAGGACAACTGCGCCAAAGCCGTATGTTGCGCCAAAGCCTATTGAGCCTTCAGGGAAACGTGTAAACGGAGTGAATATGGAGGGTAATAAAGCCGCGGTATTGGCTGAAGAAGAAGCGATGATGCAGAAAGAACTGGCTGCTGGACGTTCAGCCCAGCGTGAAACAGCACGTGCAGAAGCACTAGCCAAAAAACCACCTGCTCCAAAGAACGACCGTTTTGCCGATGCATGGGATGATTCCCCTGTTGACATGACTCAGGCAAGTGGGTTTGATGACATGGCTACTCGTTACAGTATTCCTGAAGAAGGAGCCATTGAGGCACCAAAATTGCCACGTACAGGCAAGGAAAGATTTGAATCCACCAAAGCGCAGGCTCAGTCAGAGATGACACCTGCCAACTGGGTTGATCCAAACAAGACTGGTCGTCCAGCAAAACCTGCTATTGAGGTAAAGCCAACACCGGCAAAGCCAGTTGTTGAAATAAAGACAACCAAACCACCAGCGCCACCTACTGTTTCTTCTGCGGCAAACCTTGCTGAAGTAAAAGGCTCGCAACCATATGCTCCACAAAACCCTCCACGTGCCTGGGACCCTAAGAACCCATGGGAACATGACCCACTATCTGGCTCTATGACCGGTGGAGTTGAAGGATTTGACCCGAGTATGCCACGTATCAATCGTGGCGCTTCGCAACAAAGGCACGACACGCTTATTGACACAATGCGCAATCTAATCAACAGCGAAACAACCAAAACACCTCTTGGGTCTTCGTTTGCCGATCAGGTAGATGCAGTTCTTGGTCAGTCAAGCAAGTCATTGAAACTCAATGCTCTATCAAAGGCAGAGTCGGAAGCAGCAATTACAACTGCAAACAAAAACTTTGAAGCAGCAGCACCCAAAAATGCTGCAAACGTAAAGACTGTAAAACTTACTCCAGAAGAGATGGAAATACGCTTTGGAAAGAAGCCTAAACTTGCCTCTTGGGACATTGAAAAAGACAAAGTACCACCTTTGAGGAAGCCACCTAAGCCAACTGGGAAGAAGTAATGGCGCTAACTGCTGAAGAAATTGTAGAACTCTATAACAATCGCCGTATCTCACAAGGTCCAATCCACGAACAAATGCGTCGTGTGCGAGATCTTGCCAACGGCGACATTGTCATACCTCTAAACGAACTAGACAAGAACGCAAAGGCTTCTGTAGCCAACTTGTTGGTTCAAGGTCTTGATCAGATGTCAATGCGCGTGGCCTCAACCATGCCAACAAACTATTTCCCCCCAATGCGCGAAGGTTCTGACCGCAGCAAGGGTTCTGCCCGTGTTCGCAAGCAGGCGATGGAAGCAATGTGGGACTACAACCGAATGCAAATGAAACTACGTCGCCGTGCGCGTCACCTTTTGGCGTATTCGTCCTCAAGTGTTTATATCCGACCTGACTTCCGTACTCTTATGCCTAAGTGGACAGTCATCAACCCGCTTGATACGTACTCCGCACCATCGGATGACCCGGATAACCCACTACCAGACGACTGTATCTTTACCTACAAGATCACTTATCAGTACTTGATGAACAACTACGGCCAACAGGTCGTGGATACGCTGCGTTTGGGTAAGGTTTCACAGGATACAAAGTTCACAGTACTTGAATACGTGTCTCCAGAAGCCATTCAGTTGGTTGTGTTGGGTGCAGACGATGATGCAACGCTGTCTTGGACCGAGCGATCTGGCATGGGAGCGGTAGAACTTGAGTACATCCCCAACCGAACTGGTCGCCCTCTTGCTGTGGTGGCCAATCGTATCGTTCTTGACCGCCCACGTGGTCAGTTTGATGGCGTTCTTGGCATGTACTACACCCGTGCTCGCCTGACCGCTCTTACCGAGATTGCTATTGAGCGAGGAATCTTCCCTGAAGAGTACCTTGTTGCTCGTCCTGGCGAAAACCCTGAGGTCCTACAGGTTGCAGACTCCAAGCAGGGCAAACTTGGCGTTGTAAAGGGCGGAGACTTGCAGCAATTGCAGTTGAACCCTGGATACAAGACCGACTCAGCCCTTGACAGACTAGAACGACAGGAACGCCTTGAAGGGGCTATCCCTGCGGAGTTTGGTGGGGAGTCAGCAACCAACATACGTACCGGTCGTCGTGGAGAAGCAGTACTTGCATCTACTGTTGACTTCCGTATTCAGGAAGCGCAAGCAACTTTTGAACATTCACTCCTTGAAGAAAATAAGATTGCTATTGCAATTGAAAACGCTTACTGGGGTAATGTCAAGAAGTCGTTCTACATTCCTGGCCGCAGCGGTGGCTCGGAATCCTCATACGTTCCAAACAAGATTTGGGAAAGTGACTTCCATTATGTTGCTTATTCGGCAGCAGGATCAGATGTAAACAGTCTTATCGTTGGACTTGGTCAGCGTCTTGGTACCGGACTCATGTCAAAAGAATCTGCTCGCGAAGCCGATCCATTGATCACGGACCCAGATTTAGAGCATGATAGGCTCGTCGCTGAAGGAGTGGAGTCAGCACTGTTGACTTCTATCCAGCAACAAGCAGCGAACCCAATGGGACCTTACCAACCAGATGACCTGGCGTACCTCACCCAAATGGTTCTGGAAAAGGATCTTACTTTGTACGAGGCAGTAAAGCGCACGGATCAACGCGCACGTGATCGTCAAGCAGCAATGGCTCCAGCAGGAAGCCCAGAAACACAACCCGGATTAGCAATGCCTGGAATGGGCGCTGAAGCCGGAATGGCACCACCTCCTGGTGGCGGCGGACTGCAAGGGATGTTATCTCAACTTGGAGGTATGTAAGTGGCTGATTACCCAGTACGTTCGGACCTCAGGAATACAGCAACTGCTGCTCCTAAACAGACATATGGCAAGGCAACAGAGCAACTAAACGCTCAACGCGCAGTTCCTATGGCACAATCGCCAATGACTGCGGGAAATACTGCTCCACCTCCAGTTCCGGGAACACTTACTCCATTGTTTTCGCCTACACAGCGACCACTTGAACCTATTACAGCCGGTGCCAACTTTGGTGCTGGCCCAACTGCATTGCAGGCAGGCATTCCTATTCGTAGTGAAACGCAGTCAGCAATTGATGAGGTGCGAGCAATCGCTCAAATGCACCCATCATCTGAACTCATGAACCTTTTGGACAAGTATGGAGATCAATAATGATCTGGGAAGGCACATTAGATCCTGAATCTCTTGCATTGCTAAAAGCAAAGCAGGCAAAAGGCTACGTTCCAGCAACATTTGATCCGACTATTGCGGATCGTATCAACACGGTTCAGACACGCGCACCGTGGTTAGACCCAGCAACCTCCCTTAGTCTTGCTAAGGGTTATGCCTCAAATGCCGCTATTGACTCTGTTGGATCAATGGCTGGAAAGCAGAACATTGATAATCAAGGATCAAACCTCATGGCTTCAAGCATGGGTGTCGCTGGCAAGGGCGTAAAACTTGTTACAAACTCTTTTGGGTTTGCATCAAAGTGGCTAGCAAAAGCAATTGACGTTGTTCCAGGAGCACTTGATGCTGTCGGAAACGTTGGGGACTTTGGTTATTCAATCGTAAATAGTTCCGGAGTGAAGACTGTATCCCGTTATGGCATGGCAGCACTTGACGTTATTCCAGAACTAACACACCAAGCAGCGTCAATGATTGCTCAGCCGATCCTTCACCAACAGCACGAAGGTGTTGGAGGTGGATTCTGGGACTCAACATCAATTGGTCAACTTCTAAGCAACCCAGACGAACAGGGCGAAGGCTTCTTTATTAGCGAAGACATGCGTCAAAACCAAGCGGCCGCAGCACGACATTACCGAGGAACTATCAACGGTTCAGCATTTACTATTGGTCGTGGCGCAGCAAGTCTTGTGTTCAAACCAGGCAGTCAGATGTACGCAAACGTTTCTGGAATCATTGACGCAATTGTTCAGATAAAACTCCCAGATCCCACCCGACTCCTTGGAGTTGCAGGCATGGACCTTGGGATAGGTGCCCGTAAATACCACGTTCCAGGCGTTGTTGAGATGGCTCAGAAAGTAAAGGGGGAAGTTCCTCTTCTATCACAGGCTGATCGTCCGCTTATCTCAACTATAAAGAATGCCGGAACACCACTTGAGTCAGTTGTGACTACAGACGCACTGGACAAGTATCTATCTGACATTAGAAACGGTATTGCTGGTGGAGAAGCAGGGTTGAGTCACTCTCTTGCTGGTGGCGATCTAAACATGCAGCAGTATACAAACTTCATGCGTACAAAGCCATCTGCCCAAAGACTCACAAAGAAACTCATTGAAGAGCAGAATGCCGGAGCAATCCACGAAGGAATCTTCGGTGGAGACATAACAACAGACATGGCGTACGACCTATCACGCGCTACTTCTGAAGATCAGGTTCACGCAATTCTTGCTGGTGCATATCAGTTCGGCAGTGACACCGCAAGCAGAAACCTTGGCGATTACGCCGGAATGATGGACCTACAACTTCCATACCCATCCCAGGTCCTGAAGAAGACACGTTTGTTTTCTGAGGTCCCAGATGCTCTTATCGTTACAGCAGGTGACAGCCTGGACAATACTAAGGCAGTAAAGAACATGGTTCTCTCAATGCGAGCAGCCGCAGTTCCGGAAGAGACAATAACCGAACTTCATCACGAACTAGTAAAAGCATTCCGTGTAAAGGGTTCTTCATCACAGGAAGTCTCTGACCAACTGGACGCTTTCCACAACGTCATAAAGGCAAGCCTAAAGGCAAACAAGGTTGACGACGTTGTAATCAACGAAGTTATCGGATACCGCAAGACCGGTATTGATCAGATGAAGTCCTACTTCAAGAACCGTTCCGGCATTCCAACTGACAACGGCTTGCTGCATGTTCAACTAGAGAACGTAAAGGACTACCTGTCCGTAGATGACTACAACAACACCCTGCATAACCTTGCTACATCTGGTGCTGGTTGGGGTTCTGACGTAGCGTTTGGTGGAGCAATGCAGTACGCAGACATGGTGTCGCGCACCCACATGCTTCCCGATCCTCGCCGTATGCGTCGTCTGACAAGAAACTCGCTATTTACAGAGTTGTTAGTGAAACTCCCAGGAGGAGAAGAAGGTGTTGCCGCCATCGGGAAACTCCCAATCATGGGCAAAAGGGCCATCCGTGACGTTGAGGAAATAACAGACAAAGTAGCGTACGACGCTATTCAGAAGGAAATGAAAGATATTCGCGACACTTATCCGAGTGGGGTTATACCACACGTTGATAACGTCCGTCTTCGCGACCTTGCTACAAGGGCAGATGACCTTACGACTGAAGTTTCAAAGAAGGTTATTACCGGAGAACAGAGACTCCTCACCCACGCACTTGAATATATCCAGAACGGAGTGTGGAAGCCAGCAACACTCATGACTATTGGATACACAATGCGTAACGCTATTGACGCTCAGGTACGCATGGCAATGGGTGGTTACGACGCAGTAATAACACACCCTCTTGAGTACATGATGCTTTTGATGGGCAAGAAGACAGGTGTAGTAGGAAAAGGGAAGCGACGCAGTTTGCTCGGAGACGAACTCATTGCCTCTGGAAGCCTAAAGGACCCAGAGTCCGCTATCTCAAAGATGGCAGAACTAAAAGGCGAGTTCCAGTCTGGACTTCTAGGTTCAGCACGTGTTCGTGGCATCGGATCAACAGATCTTGGCGCACACATGTATAAGACAAACTCCTGGGCGGACGTATCTCGTGCTGATCCAGGAAAGGGAAAGACTTTCCACACCGAAGGAATTGTCCAGCAAAGCAGCAAGATCTATCGTGACCCAGCCCAGCAGGCTGCCGCTCTTGGTTTTACCATGGGCTTGCATGAGGATGAAATTGCAGCAAAAGTTGTTCAATCAATTCGCTCAAACACAGAGGTGTATAAAGATATCGAGCAGTTGTACAAGCGTGGAATTGAGTACATTGACCCAGCAACAGGAGTAACCAATCGTTTCCCTCCGGTTGACTTCAAAGCAATCATTGCTCATGCTGGCAAGAAGGAAGGCCGTAAGGCTGTAAATCAGATTCTTGATGCCCATGCGCGTCGTGTTGTAATGGCAAACGTAGGTATGCATGGTGGAGGACTGGACGAAATCCACTTCATGCAAGCATTTGACCACGTTCCACAGGTTGATGAGTTCGGCAAGATGCGACGTGTTGTTGTTGACCAATCAAAAGTGACCAACGTGCACGGAGTTGCATTTGCTGACAGCGTAAAAGCAGGCGACAAAGTACTCATGGAGGACGGAAAGACTATTGGCTGGGTCGTCAAGGACGAAATGAGTGGTACGGCAAACATGCTCACCGTTGTTCCTTCACAAGAAGCAGGAGCGCTTACAGGATCCCTGAAGGGAAGCCGTGGTGCTCGTACTCTTATTGCTCGTCAAAACATCTACGATGACGTAACCGGAAAAGGATTGCCAGAAAAGGTGACACGTGAAGTCCTTGGAACACATGCTGACGACATGAGCCACATGGGACAGATACAAAAAGGAATGGATCAGGCTACAAACTGGTTCTTCAACTCATTGAATGAACGTGAAACACGATTCCTTGAACGATCCCCAGTGTTCCGCCAGGCCTACTACGTCCACGTTGAAGAGCATCTAGACAAGTTGTCATCTGCCGAGGCACGTAAAATGCTTACAGATATAGGTACTGTTTCTTCAAAAGAAGGAAAGAGTGTTGGACAGTACATCGGAAACAACGCCGTTGCTAAACGTCTTGAGAAGATTGCTTCAAAAGTGTCCCACAAGGGTACATTGACTGTTGAAGAACTTGATGATTACGCCAAGTTCCGCGGTCTATCCGACACCCAGAACCTGTTGTTTGATGCTTCTAGTACGAACAACTTGACAGACATTGCGCGTATTATCGTTCCGTTTGGTGGCGCATGGAGTGAAGTAATTGGCACCTATATCAAGAAGTCGTTGCATGACAACGTGCATATGTACCGTCAGTTTTCACGTGTGTACAACGGAGCACGTAATGCTGACCCTGACCAAGACGGTCGTGGTTTCTTCTACAAGGATCCACAAACAAACAAGCCAATGTTCATGTTCCCATTCTCCGCGGAGTTGTCACGTGTATTCACCGGAGATACGTTCAGCGCTGGATTGGGAGCACCCGTACAGCGTCTATCCCAAGGTATCAACATCTATCCAGGTGTTGGACCAATGATGCAGTTTGGTCTTAGCAACATCGTCCCAGACAAGCCACAGTACGACTCAATCATGAACCTGCTTCTTCCTTATGGGCGGAACAAGAGTGCGTCTTCAGTCATTGACGTGCGACCAGGCTGGGAACGCAAATTGCAAGAAGCCATTGTCGGAAACACAAACTCTCTTACAACCAACTTTGCAAACACATACATGGAGACAGTGAAAGCCGAAGCATCTGGTGGGCAATACGATCTGTCTCAAGTATCAGAGCAAGAACGGTTGAAAGAAAACGCTAAGCATAAAGCCCAATGGCTTACTGGACTGCGAGCAATATCACAGTTCATGGGACCAACCTCGGGTTCTCTTGAGTTCCAGATCACGACAAACCAAGGAGACGTCTATGTACGAGAGATGGCTGCTGAGTTCTCCAAACTGCAGTCTGATGACTACGACTCCGCAGTTGACAGATTCCTCAAACTACACGGCAACAACGCTGCACTCTATGTGTCTGCAAAGAGTCGTCTTGCAGAAGGACAAACTGGACTTGAAACAACCACGGAGTTCGGTGCATGGGAGCGTACAAACGGAGAACTGATCAACTCGTACAAGCCTGTTATCAACTACTTTGCCCCTCCTGGTGAAGGATTTGACTTTGATACTTTGCGTCGCCAGATTGAAGGCGGCAAGCGAGAAATGCTTACAGACACAGAGATGATTGACCTTGCCCAAAACCGCATTGGTGCTTCACGTTATCGTGCTGCCCGTGTTGCTATGGGTGCTTATCCAAACGAGTCGCAGCGACAGAAATTGGCAGACTACCGTATTTCATTGAATGCTGAATACCCTGGATTCCCGCCAAAAGCAGAGTTCACCTCTAACGAATTCAGTAACCAAATGGTGGAATTGGGACGCATCTTGCAGGACCCACGTGTTGCAACAAACGATTTGACACCAGCGTTACGACAGTATCTATCTGCTCGTGAATCCGCAGTTGCTGCTAACGGAGGAAAAGGACTTGGGTCAAAGAAGGCTCAACGTGCTCGTCAACAACTCTGGGAACAAGGACAGGCTCTCGCTTTGAGTAATCCATCCTTTGATAGAATCTGGCAGAGATTGCTTATCAAAGAGGTTGAGGACTAATGGCTGATCCAATTGTAGAAACCGGAACTGCTACTGCACCCACGCCTACTGGGAACAACGCCGATTGGGTAAAGTTCTACAATGCTGCTAAAGCAAAAGAAATAGCAAAGAACCCAGACTGGAGACCTACACAAGGGTGGGCTGACAAGACCAAGTCTGCGTACGACAAGTCAGTCCAGCCAAAGGTTGACAAGAACAAAGCATTGACACCAGCAGAGGAAGCAATGTGGCTACAGACCACGGCGCCTCCAGCAGTAGCGCCAATGGCTCAAGACCAGACTATTTCATGGGCAATGTCGTCTCCACGTGTGGTGAAAGTCACACCCCAGAATGCACTGTATCCAGGGTACTCCAAGTCTGGAACAGGAAGTTTCACTGGATCAACTGCGTACTACAAGGGAAACAACCTTCTTGACGGACAGGGAAACATAACTCCCGAAACCGCCTACCAGACAGATAACGACATGCAGGCATCACGTGTCTTTAGTGAGTTGGCTACAGACCCAATCCAACTAAAGGCATTCATGGGCAAGTTGTACCAGTACGACCTTTACACCGGAAACACTAAGCCGTCATCTGCGGCTCTTTCCGGCATGTACCCAAAGAGTGAAGACTTTGCTGGCATCAACCGTTTCTTGGATTATGCAAGTTCCAAGGGCATCACATGGAAAGCCGCTATTGGAGAACTATCTAAGTCTCCTCCTGCAGCCAATGGTGGTGGAACTGGTGGCTCTACTCCGTCGTACTCTTCTACAGAGGATGTTGTGTCAACCCTCCGTACATCCGCTCTAACGATGCTAGGACGCACCCTAACGCCTGATGAGGTGAAAGTGGCAGTACAGCGCATCCAGAACGCTGAGAGGTCTGCTACGTCCGCTAGTGGCGGGGAGCAGGCAACCAGCCTTACCACTGCTGCAAACGTCCAAGCAGAACAAGCCAACCCAGCAGATGCTGCAATTTACGCTACTGGTAATGCAATTGACCGGATCTTCTCAACGTTAGGTGCCCGATAATGGTTACAAAGCCAGCAGTAGTTGACCCGGCTGCCCCGAAGACTGCCACTCCAGAAGAGATGAAAGCCGCCATGATGGTACGCTATCCATCCTTTGCTGGCATTTGGGGTTCACCAGAGGAACAGGCTGCATTACGCACCGAGTTTGGTAATGACCTAATTGACCTGATCATTGACGTATCAAGGCGTCCAAAGGTTTACGCTCTTGAGACAGCCGCAGGACAAAAAGCATTTGACGTAAAACTTCAGTCAACCACCTATTACAACACGGTTGATGCAACTAAGCGAGCATTTGACTTACAGTCAGACGTAGATAAGCAAAAGACCCTGAAAGACAAGGGTGAAGAGATTGCTGCTGCATTTGGAGAACTAAGCCTAAGCCCAGACCAGGTCCAAGAAATTGCCCTTGCTGCAGCGCGTGGTGGTTATGCAACTAACTCCATAGCGGTATCACACCTTGCATATCAAAGAGCAGGCAAGAACACTGCTGGGGCGGCAACAATGCTCGCTGGCAGCGATGCTGCAAACCTGAAGAAGATTGCCAACTCTTACGGATACCATCCAGCCAACGAAGATGAAGTTATCCAGAACATCCTTACTGGCAAGCCAGACGCATACGGTCGTGTACAAACAGCAGAGTCGTTTACTTCTGCGGCCCGCAACCAGGCAATGGCGTTATATCCACACCTGAAAGCGTCGTTTGATGCCGGGAGCACGGTGGAAGATGTCTTTGGTTCTTATCGTTCATTGGCTGCTCGTCTTCTGGACAAAACAGAAGATTCAATAAGCCTGAATGACCCAATGTTTTCAGCCGCTTTAGGCACCCCACAAAGTGGTCAGATGAACCTTAGTGACTGGATGAACGTACTCAAGACTGATCCACAGTACGGATACCAGTACACAAATAGGGCAAACCAGGATGCCAACAACCTGGCTCAGACGATTGCTCGCGCCTTCGGAAAGGTCCAATAATGGCTGCTCTAAACGAAACAGGAACACAACTAGGAACAAAAGTCGTTGGTACAACAAAACCAGTTGTTGCCACTAAACCAGCGACCCCAGCAAAGATCGCCCCGGGTCAGACTCCCCAGCAGATAGCAGACACCGCGGCAATCCAGGCTAAGCAAGCGGCTAACCAGCAGGCAGCAGACAAGGCTCTGCAAGATTCAGCAAATGCTTCAATGGACGCTCAAACTGCAGCCATGAACGATCAGTTGAAGTTCATGCAAAACCAGCAAGCGGCTGCAGATGCAATGATGGCTGCCGATAAAGCACGTGTAGTTAGCGATGCCCGCACTGTGTTGAACACGGTTCTCGCTTCTTATGGGCTTGGTTCCATGGCTGATTTCGTATACAAGAACATTGTTACCAGCGGTGTCGTGGATATGAGCAACCCTGACGCAATCATCTTTGCCCTAAAAACTCAGCCTGAATACCAGAAGCGCTTTGCGGCAAATACCACCCGTGTAACTAATGGACTTCCAGAATTAGACCCAGCCTCATACATCGCCATGGAAAATGCGTACCGCAACACCATGAAGCAGAACGGTCTTCCCGACTACCTGTACAACGAAGACACAGACTTTCAGGCATTGATCTCCGGGGATGTGTCCCCACAAGAACTCCAGTCAAGAGTGATGGATGGCTACAACGCTGTTGCCCAGGCTGACCCTACCGTCAAGGCGCAGATGAAAGAACTATACGGAGTTACGGATGCCCAACTTGCTGCATACTTTCTTGATCCAAAGAAGACTGCTCCGGCATTGGTTGAACAGGCAAAGGCTGCAAACATTGCTGCTCGTGGAAAAGAACTTAGCGGAATCCAACTAGACAAATTGTCGGCTCAGGACCTAGTTCAGCGTGGCATTACGGTTGACCAAGCAGCACAGGGCTTTACGAAGATCGGCCAGATGGGTGAACTCAATGCAACCATCGGAGCAGAACAAAGTCTCACCGAACAGCAGAAGATTGGTGGAACGTTTGGTTTTGATATTGAAGCGCAAAAAGCCCTTGAGAAAAAGCGTCAGGGTCGTCTTGCAGAGTTCAATCAAGGTGGCGGTTACGCTCGTGCATCGGGTGACTCAGCCGGAACGATCACATCAGGTCTCGGCATTTCACAGTAGTGTGCTACAATTTCAGCAGTAATTCCATAAGGAATGCTCGCTAGAGACTCCCCGACTTTAGTGAATAAAAGGGGATGAGATTTGCAGCCATACTGACTCCTCTTGTCAGATATGTGGGCAGGAAGAGTGGGTCATGTCAGATTCAGCCGATTACGGATATGAAGAAGATGTTCAAGACCAAGGAGCAAAGGATCCAGTTCGCGTACATATGCGCAAATTGGAAGCCGAGGTGAAGGCATTGCGGGAACGTGAAGCCAAATCCAACGAAGCAGTTCGTGAATTAGCGTTTGTAAAGGCGGGAGTTGATCTCTCGGCCCCAATCTCACGTTACTTTGTGAAGGGTTACGACGGAGAAATAACACCAGAGGCTATCCGCGCTGCTGCTACCGAAGCGAATCTCATCAAGGAAGCAAGTGAAAACCAGCCACAACCTGCCGAACAGCAGGCCTGGGGTCGGGTTGCTAATGCTGCCAAATTGGGTGAGACGAGTGAACCTGTAGTGGATTGGTCAACAAAGATCTCTCAAGCACGTAATGAGCAGGAAGTCCGTACTCTCATGGCCCAATGGCAAGCAGAACAAAGCAAAACCCAATAACCCCGTAGGAAACTCCTTCGGGTATCCCGAAAGGATAAAAAATCATGGCTATTACCCAAGCATCTAGCGTTGGCGTGGACCAGGCAGCGTATGACAGGTTGGCGTATTTCGCCCTCCGTTCAGAACTATTGTTTGACCAGGCTGCAGACGTACAAGCAACCAACCAAGCAATGCCAGGTTCGTCAGTAATCTTTACGATTTTCAACGAACTAGCAGCAGCGACCAGCGAACTCAACGAAATCACCGACCTGACACCTTCAACCATGGGTGACACAAACGTGACGGTAACCCTCGCTGAATACGGCAACACCATCAACACGACCGCTAAATTGCGCGGAACCGCATTCTTGGACGTTGACGCAGCAGCCGCTAACCTCATTGGCTACAACGCAGGTAACTCAATGGACCAAGTTGTCCGTGAAGTTCTTGCAGCAGGAACCAACGTTGCTTACGGTGGCGGTGGAGCAACGCTCCCAACCAGCCGTACAACGGTTGCAGCAGAAGACATCATTGCAGCAAACGACATTCGTAAGCAAACAGCAGCGCTCCGCGGTGCAAACGTGCCTACCTATAACGGTTACTACATTGGCTTCATCCACCCAGACGTTTCATACGACCTTCGTCGTGAAACCGGCAACGCATCGTGGAACGCTCCACACGTAAACATGGATACCGCAAACATCTACAACGGTGAAATCGGTACCTTTGAATCAGTACGCTTCATTGAAACACCTCGTACCAAGGTACGTGCAGATGCTTCAAACGGCGCGGGCGCTGCAGGAACCGTGGACGTATACGACACCTACATCATGGGTCGCCAGGCTTTGGCCAAGGCTCACTCAATGGTGGACGGCAACGGAATGGTCCCACGAGTTGTTCGTGGCCCAGTCGTTGACTCGCTCATGCGCTTCAATCCAATCGGTTGGTACTGGTTGGGTGGCTATGGTCGCTTCCGCGAAGCATCGTTGCGTCGCATTGAGTCGTCCTCAAGCATTGGCGTAAACGCCTAGTAAGTAAATAGACGTGGGGGTGGGCGTGTCAAAGCGCTCATCCCCTCATCTGTTATAGTTACAAAGACGAAAGGTTTTCAATGTCAATTTCAAACTACGCAGAACTCGCTTTTCTAAACACGCTGAGGGCTACTTCCTTCTCCGTTACTACTTGCTATCTAAAGTTGCATACCGCCGATTCTGGTGAAGACGGCTTGACTGCTGCAGCAACCAACGCAGTCCGTCAGGCTGTTACCTTCTCTGCAGCATCTGCTGGTTCAATGGCTTCATCTGCAACCGTCACTTGGACTGCTGTATCAACTACTGAAACTTACACGCACTGGTCAATGTGGGACGCGTCAACTGCGGGCAACTGTTTGTGGACTGGCGCACTCTCCTCATCAGCCGCAGTTACTGCTGGTGACACTTTCCAAATCACCGCGCTCACTTTGAGCCTAGACTAACCAGTAGGAGCCTCTAATGGCTCTAACAATAAGCCAGGCTGGTTCAGGTAACTCAACTACTTCTTCGGCAACGCTTGCCGTAACCCTGACGCAATCGTTTGCGGTTGGGGACATGGTGGTTGTTTGTATTGCTTCAGACAACAACGGA